CCCAAGCCCCCCTCCAGGGCCGAACTCCTGCGGGAACTGTGCAACCGCAGCTTCCATCGCTTCCTCCGGGAATTCTGGCCTGCCATCTGTCACGACCCGTTCCAGGACAACTGGCATATCCAATACCTGTGTGACCAGCTCCAGCAGGTGGCAGAGAGGGTGGCTCGCCGGGAGCCCAATCCCTACGACCTGATCATCAATGTACCCCCGGGCACCACCAAGACCACGGTGTGCTCGGTCATGTTCCCCGTGTGGTGCTGGACCAAGTGGCCTTGGATGCGCTTCCTGACATTCTCCTACATAGCGCCCGTGGCCAACCAATCGGCTGATGCCTCCCTGAAGGTAGTCAAGTCCAGGCGGTTCCAGATCATGTACCCAGACATCAAGCCCCGCAAAGGCAAGGAGGGCCTGACCAACTACGAGATCAGCGCTTTTGTAGATGGCCACTGGACAGACACCGGGGGTGGTCGCCTCAGCTCGTCGGTTGGGGGCATGGGCACGGCCTTCCATGGGGACATTCTGATAGTGGATGATCCGCTGAATGCCGAGCAGTCATTTTCTACTGTGGAGCTGAACAAAACCAACCGCTGGGTTGACCAGACCCTTCCCACCCGGAAGACGAATAAAAAGGTCTCGGCCACCATCTGGATCATGCAGCGGCTCCATGAGATCGACCCGTCGGGGCACTTATTGTCCAACAGCAAACTCAAGACCATGCATGTCTGCCTGCCGGCCGATATCTCCGACCCCAATTACGCCAAATTGGTCAGGCCTAAGGAATTGCGAGAATTCTATAGTGACAGCCTGCTGGATCCGGTCAGGCTGGATCGCCAGACCATCCAAGACCTAGAGGAACGCCTGGGGCAGTACGGGGCGGCCGCCCAGCTTGGCCAGAATCCGTCACCGCCGGAAGGGGGCATGTTCAAGGTGGACCGGTTCATTATGATGGACCGCATGCCCCCGGATGTCAGCATTATCAGGACGGTCCGATTCTGGGACAAGGCTGGTACAGACCCCACGAAAGAGGTAAATCAGGAGCCGGCATATACCGTGGGGGTCAAGATGTCCATGCTGGCCAACGGTAAATATCTGGTGTCCGATGTGGTCAGGGGTCGCTGGATGGCCGAGGACCGAGAGGATATGATCCTGGCCACAGCCCAGGCGGATGGCAGGGATGTTGAGGCATGGGTGGAGCAAGAACCTGGTTCCGGAGGCAAGGAGAGTGCCGAGGCGACAATCAGGAACTTGGCTGGGTTCTCCATCAGGGCCGAGCGTCCTGTGGGCAACAAGGTGGCCAGGGCAGACACCTTCAGTGTCCAGGTGAACCGCTATAATGTTGTGCTCTTACAGGCCCCGTGGATTCATGAGTTCAAATCTGAATATGGGTTTTTTCCGAATAGCCGGTTCAAGGACCAGGTTGATGCTGGGTCTGGAGCATTTACTAAACTGGTGACGAAGAAAGAAGTCAAGATACTGAGCCGGTCGAGGTAATTTTTATCGGTTGAATAATTTTCTCCTATAATAAAGCATAAAGACCTCTGGTTGGATGAATCCCTCAAACCAAATGTCTAAATTTAAGGAGAACCAAAGATGCAAGCTGAAACCGGAAAGAACAAAGGCAACGGCAAGACCAGGAAGCTGCTAGGCATTCCCGGCCGCAGCGTCGAGACCCCAAAGGATGTAAGTCGCCTGCTCCAGGAACTTCTGGACAAGCATAACCAGGATTGGATCGCCGCCGCATCAGAGGCCAAGGATATTGTCATGGCAGACCCCGGCTCCTGGGATTCGTTCATTCGCCCGATGGTCAACGCCAGGATAGACCAGATGGCCATGAATCTGGGACATGTCAACCGCTCAACGGTATTCAACGGCTTCGTCCCCACGCTCCCCAAGGGGGTCAGCGGTGAGACCCTGTGCAAGCAGGATGCCCAAGCCCAGGTTGATGCCATGAGCGATTTCCTGGACGGCTTCCGGCTGAACAAGGTCAAGAAGATTCTGGGCGACGCCACCCGGGAGGACCTGGCCGAAGAAATCAACATGTACACTGATCACGCCATGTGGAATGACAAGAAGCGGGATTTCCTGACCCGCATCCATGATTGCATGAAGCCCGGCCAGATGGTCAGGGAGGTAGTGGACAACGCCGAGCTGGCCAGGCTGCGCAAGCTGACGGAGAAGCGGACCTCCCGCTGGGACAAGTACCGGAAATAAACGGTTTATGGCCTCTTGTTCCATGAAGCCCTATATGTCTATGCTAAACTTAATTTATGGCCTACATGGATATGAAGCCCTTGTTTCTCATGCTAACTTATGGTTTATGGCCTTTTCTCCTATGAAACCCTCCGTTTCCATGCCAAACTTAATTTATGGCCTTGATCCATATGAAACCCTCGGTATGCATGCCAAACTTGATTTATGGCCTATTACATCATGAAGCCTTTCATCGTTATGCTAAAATCAAATTTATGGCCTCCACCTTTATAAAACCCTCCACTGAAATGCCAACCCCTTAAAAGGAGAACCAAATGGAAACCAACGATCTTGAAACCCTGTTCAAAGACTTGACCCAAGCCCACCGTGTAAGGGAAGATATCATGAAGCCCCGGATCATGGTCGGCAACCTGATCAAATCCATGGGCCGTATGGCCAAGCGCAGGGAAATCGAGCTGGACCTGGACGATGCTCCTCAATACACCTTTTTCGATGAGAACGAAAAAGAATGGTCCAAGACCATGATTGGCATTGTCAAGCGCATGCCCTGCCATGACTGGTGGGTGGCTATTCACGGCTGTTCTTCGCTTGGCCTGGCCATGCTCCTGGGTGAGACCGGAGACCTGTCTAAATATGCCTCGCCGGCCAAGGTCTGGCGCCGTATGGGCCTGGACGTAATGAACGGAGAAGCCAACAAGAATCGCTTCAAGGGTATGAACACCGGCTACAGTAAGCGCCGCCGTATGATCGCCTTCCGGGTGTCCAGCGCCATCGTCAAAGCCAATAGCGGCCATTATCGGGAAGTCTACGACATCCGCAAGGGGTATGAGGCAGAGCGTGATTCCAAGGGCTATAATGCCAATTACGTCAAGGCCCGGGAGCAGTTCATGCTTGATCATTACAAGACCTCCAAAGACAAGATCAAGGCCGGTCGGCTGCCCCAATGCATCATCGATTTGCGGGCACACCGCTATATGGTCAAGCGGCTTATCGCCGACCTGTGGATGGAATGGAACCGCCGGGCCGAAACCTTGCCGATCAAACCGGAATGGAGAATGGCAGAGGGATTCTGACCTTGCAGATCATGAAACCCTAATGAGAGATGCCAATTTTGATTTATGGCCTAAAGCTAAGTGGAATCCTTTGGCTCCATGCTAAATTTAATTTTACTCAATAAGGAGGTGATTAAAATGAAACTGTAAATACGGGAGTTAAATTAAAACATGATTTTGGGCCGGGGCCATAAACCCCGGCTATTTTTTTATTTTTAGGGGTTGGCCCTGGATATATTTATAATTAATAAGACAGGAGGACAAACCCCATGAACCCCATTGACGAGTCCTGACCGATGACCACCAAGAAAATCCAGGCAGTTCCAAAGCCCCGTCTGGGAGAAGCCAAGGTCAACAATATCTACGAACTGATGGTGAACTCCGCAATCCTTGGCCGTGCCCAATTGGCTTCCGTGTTGGGATTGTCATTTTCGGGGGACAGGGACATCTACCAGGCGCTTGGCTACGATACCGATGTCACTTGGCAACAATATGTAGCCCAGTATGCAAGGCAGGGGTTCGCCGCAGCCGTTATCGATAGACCCGTGCAGTCCACCTGGGGCCGGGGCTTCCAGTTGGTGGAGGCCGGAGATGACGAGGAAACCCAACTGGAGAAGGTCTGGAGGGATTTGAAAAAAAACCTGGGTTTGATCTCCATGTTCGCCCGCCTTGACCGCCTGACTGGCCTGGGCAGTTATGGGGTACTGCTCCTGGGCCTGTCCGATGTAAATGATGCCCAGGCATTCCGCAGGCCCGCAGTCGGCAAGAGTCTCAAGCTGAATTACGTCAGGCCGTTCTCAGGCATGGCCAACCAAGGAGATGCCCAGATTAGCAAATGGGTGACCGACCCGTCCAACGAACGCTACGGCCGCCCGGAATTGTATAGCATCACCCTGAGGAACCTGTCCACCGGTGACCAGCAGATCCTGGAGGTCCACCACACCCGGGTGATCCATGTGGCCGATGGCTTGGGTAGCTCCGAGATTGAAGGTACGCCACGATTACAGGCGGTATGGAATAATCTGAAAAACCTAGAGAAGATCATCGGCGGCTCTGCCGAGATGTACTGGAAGGGCGCCCGCCCCGGATACGCCCTGGAGGCCGAGAAGGATTTTCAGATACCGACGGACATCCTGGAGAACATGCAGGACCAGTTTGACGAGTATGAACACAACCTGCGCCGGATTATTGCCCTCCAGGGAATGAAGGTCAATCCCCTGGCCCAGCAGGTGTCTGACCCCTCCGCTTCAGTCGACGTGCAGATCCAGGAGATGTCGGCCACCACGGGCATCCCCAAGCGCATCTTGACCGGTAGCGAACGTGGAGAGCTGGCCTCCAGCCAGGACCGGGAAAACCAGGCGGACTACATCGAGGACCGCCAGCTGAACTTCGCCGAGCCCAGAATTATCAGGGCCACTGTGGACAGGTTCATTGAGCTGGGTATTTTGCCGTCGGTTTCGACTCCCGATGGATATGCGGTGCAGTGGCCCGATACCCGGGAGCCTAGCGACAAGGACCGGGCCGATGTGGGCAAGGTCAGGGCCGATGCTATCAAGAGCTATGCCTCGGCTCCCACCGCCGAGGCAGTCATGCCCATCCAGTCATTCCTGCGTCTCTGCCTGGGGCTTACGGAAGATGAAATCGTTCTGGTTGAAGAGGAAAAACAGGCGGCCCAGGCAGAAGAAGAGGCCGAGCAGGCCCAGATGACTGATGAGGAACGGGCCGCTCAGGAGGCAGAGGAGGCAGCTGCCGAAGCCGAGGCAAAGGAAAAGACTGAAGAGGAAACCCCATCGGAATGACCGCCACCGTCCATCCCATCAGGCCCAACTCCCGGACCCATGAGCGCCTGCGTCGTCGTCGGAAGGAAGCTAAGGACCGGCTTGTCGTCAGGATTGGGATTGACCCTGACGATGCCCCGTTGTTCGATGAAGAGCTGCGCATGATGGCCTACGAAGAGAGCCTGAAACCCAGATGAAAAACCTGCCTTTCAAATCACTACAGCCAACCGTGTACAAGTCCCTTGGGAAGAAACCCAAACCCAAACCAGGAGCCAAACCCCGTCTGGTAAAAATCAACGGCCTGCTGGCCCACCAGGCGTCCTCCAGGGTAGACCCCACCAGAACCACAGGACTCAGGAACCGCTGGGCCGCTGAGATGGGCCGCCGATTCACTGCCTTGAGACGGCTTGTCTGGAAGGCCATCGTTGACGACGATTGTTTTGGCCTGGGGCCAGCATACAAGCTATATCGGCCCGCTATTCATGTAAAATTCGACTTCCCTCGCCTGGAGGATAAGATTCCAGCCTTCATGCAATGGCTCCAGCAGCAGCAAGATGAAGGCATACTGGAGCTGGTCACCTTGCCCCGCATGGGCCAATCCCTGGGTGAGCCGTGGACGAACCTTTTTGTCCGTGACAGTTACGAACGAGGGGTCATCCGTGCCCGTGAGCAGTTGATGACCGCCGGCTATGGCGCCCCGGGCCTCGGGGCCGGAGAATTGCCACTGCTGGAGCTGCCTGGCATGGCCTCCGGAATTTTGGCAAACCCCTTCCACGTTGATCGCTTGGCATCCGTTTTCCTTCGGTCCTATGATGGCCTCAAGGGCATAACGGCCGCAATGGACATGCAGGTGTCGCATGTGCTGGCCCAGGGCCTTGCCGATGGTGACAATCCCATCACCCTGGCCAAGAAGATGAACTATGTCATCTCGGGCATGGGTAAAGATCTGGGGATCACCGATTCGCTGGGCCGGTTTATCCCAGCCGAGCGCCGAGCCAAGATGCTGGCCCGCACAGAAGTCATACGCGCACATGCACAAGCCCAGCTCCAAGAATTTAAGGTATGGGGTGTAGCCGGAGTCAATGTGGTTGCCGAGTGGGTAACAGCCGGCTTCAATGTCTGTCCTCAATGTCAAGATAAATCCAGGCAGGGACCATATACGATTGAGCAAGCATGGAACCTGATACCTTTCCATCCGCATTGTCGATGTTGTTGGGTCGCAAAACCCAGGAACGAGATTTATGTCCACTCCAATCCTTGCCACAATCCTGCTGGGCCTGGGGGCGGGCAATTTTGTCCTACTGGTGGTGGCGGACAGGTAGCTAAATCCGAATGGAAACCATCTATGTCCAGAGCAGAAGCAAATGAATGGGCCAAAGGGAGTAAATATACTGCTACTGTATTTCATGCAACCAGTTCTGAAAACGCAGCTAATATATCAAACAGTGGATTTGACTTGTCTAAGAGAGGATATGGGCGAGTTTGGGGTGATGGGGTTTATGTTGCTCTTGATAAACAATCGGAAGCGTTTTGGATACGTCCAGATACAGTATCATTGAATCTAAAAATAAAATTAAATAATCCATTTGTAAGTTCAGATGCGAGTGAAGTATCCAAAATAAGGGATTTAGCAGAGAAAAGGATTTTATCTACTGGTAAGAAATTGAATGAAGAAGGGGTTAGTGTAGCAAGGACAATGTCGGATATTTTAAGAGAAAGAGGCCATGATGGGATTATTATAAAAGAAAAAAGCCCAACATTATATGTAGGAGGAAATCAAGCAATAGTGTTTAATCCTAAAAGCGTGGTGGTGATAAAATGATAGATGGATGTCAGAATTGTTTATATTTTGAATTATCTGATAATATTATTCCGACTTGTCTTGCCTTTCCATTTGGCATTCCAGTTCCGCTTGTCTCTGGAGAGGTTTTCCATGATAAAGTTTTTGAAGGTCATCAAGAAGGTAATTTTGTCTGGACAAAAAAGGAATCTTAACCACCACCATCCCCAAAAATAAATATTAGGGGTTTTGGGCCAGAATATTTATATTTAATTCAACATGGTAATTAGCAATCACAAGGACACGAGATTGACCCCAGAAGCCTGCAAGCACCAAGACCTGCTCTGCACGGAATGTCCAGATAAGCTTTCGTGCGAGCCCCTGGCCCTGGAATTGCAGTCACCGGTTTTTGGTGGCCGGGTCGAGCCCAGGCCCCGCCCGCTACCGGCCTTCCTGAAAGGCGCCTCCAAGTCCGTGAGGGCATCATATGGCTATTGACCTGACATGCAAGTGCACATACGGCGACCATGGCAGGGTTGAAAGCCTGACTGTTGATTTTGGCCAACAAATGGAAATGGCCGAGGCCCGGGAGCTTGCCGACCTGTTGGAAATGACGGCCATTGGATGGGCCAATTGCAAGGGGTGCATGAATGATCAATGTGACAAGCATTCCGGTGGAGCTGCTCCATCTGTCCATTGACGTGATGCGTGGCGGAATCCTTTATCGGAAGGAATTTGCCTACGGCGAGGACCTGATGGTGTACACCAAGACCTCGGCCATGACCCCTGAGACCGAGGAAGATGGCTGGATGACCAAAGGCTGGTTCAGGCTTTCAGGCCAGGACGGCAACCCGGTTATGATCAGCAACACAGAATTTCTGGTGCAGTTGGCTGATACGGCTGCTAGGAAAGGCTGGCTGGTTGAATGGAACCCGGTCTTCAAACCCGTTGAAGGCTTGCCCCAGGGATTTTGTTTGTATAAGAACGCAATGGAGAATTTTTAATCATGCCCTTCACTGAAGTAGACGCTATCCGCCATAACGGAATTTTGAAAGATAAGGCTAATGCCAGAGCACAATGGGTGGCTGTGGCCAATTCCGTGTTGAAGAAATGCATGGATGACGGTGGCGACGATGCTTCTTGTGCCCCCAAGGCCATACGCCAGGCCAACGGGGTGGTAGCTGCCAATGACATGCATATCCATATGGGCGGAGCCAAGAACTATGCCATTCGAGAAGAACAGCTTGGGGGCCGCACCCATATTATTGTTCCGGTTATAATGATGAAAGAAGGCGTCCATTCGGGCTCACACGGCCCAATCCTGCATCTGGCTGAGGAACTGGGCAAGTTCCCTGGTGCCTGGGACGGCATCCCCGTGTCTATCCAACATCCACAAGAAGATGGAATGCACGTATCTGCCAACCAGCCACATATCTTAGATGAGTTCGTGGTCGGCCGGGTGTTCAATACCATGATGGACGGGCAGAAGCTTAAGGCCGAGGCGTGGTTGGACCCGGTGGTACTCAAAAACATCTCTCCCGAGGCCATGGAATACATCATGCATGGTAAGCCTCTGGATGTTAGTGTTGGGGTCTTTACCGACGAAGACATGCGGGCCGGGGAATGGAACGGAGAAAAATATGAGGCTGTGGCCCGTAATCATCGCCCGGATCATTTGGCCCTTTTACCAGTAAATGCCGACGGAACTGGCGGAACTGGGGCATGTTCGTGGTCGGACGGTTGTGGCGTGCGGGCCTACCATGAAGGAGCAAAAAATATGACTATCCAGGCCAATGCCATAAAATTTGAGGCCACCGAATCCATCCCTTGGACCAAGCCCACCTTGGCGGACTTTGGCAAAGGGGGCAACTGGGCCACCATGGACCCTGCCGACAAGACTGAGGTGGCCAACCACTTCCTGATCGGGGATGATGCGGCTGCCAACTTTGGCGAACTGATGTTCCCCGTGGTGAATCCCAAGTCGGGCAAACTCAACGAACAGGCCCTGCGGGCGGTCATCGGCGGCCGGGGCGCCCAGGCGAACATCAGTTCCGCCCAAAGGATCAGCGCTCGCCGCCAGGCATACCGACTACTCAACAGTGAGTTTGATGCCAAGCTAGATGTACCTGCCGCTATGGCTGCTGACATTGCGGTGAATGAATGGGAAGGGCTTAAGGAAATAGCGAGACAAGGCCTGTCGGTGTTACTCATGAGCCATGGGGAACTTTCCAGGGTCATCCAGGCCAAGCTGGATCGCATGGATGATGATGCCAAGGTCAATTACCTGGAAGACATCTTCGACGGTTACATCATCTACCGGGTGGAGGCCCGCGGCAATTCACAAGGCACACCTGTTGCAACCAGCGATGGAAAACATCTTTTCAAGCGAAACTACACGGTTGGCCAGGACGGCGCCGTTGAGTTCACCGGCGAATCCATGCCGGTCATAAAGCGGGTCAGCTTCGACCCGATATCCAGACAAGGAGAGGTGAGAAATATGAGTAAGCAGCCTTGTTGCGAGGAAAAGGTCCAGATGCTGATTGAGTCCGGCCTGTATGCCGAGACTGACCGCAACCGGCTTCTGGCCATGGAGGAGGCTGACATTAATGTATTGTCCGCTTCTGTTGAGCGCCATCAGGCGCAGGTGAATGCTGAGAAGGAAAAGGTGACTGCCCTGGAGAAAGAAAAGACTGATCTGCAGGCCAATGCCGCCGCCCAGACCACCCGGGACAAAGCCATCGAGGTCTTGAAAGAAGATCTGGGGGACAAGGACAAGTTCCTGGCCCTGGCGCCCAAGGAAATTCGCTCCACCCTGGAACATGGCCTGCGCCTCCACCAGGATGAGCGGAACCGGCAGATCGCCCACATCATGGCCAACACCAACGAAGGGGTCTACACCAAGGAACGCTTGGAAGTCATGCCCGACCAGGACCTGGAATTTCTGGCCAAGGCCATCAAGGCCCCGGTTGACTATTCCGGCCAAGCCCCCACCCCGCCCAGCAACGGCAACCGCAGTCCCCAGGGTTATGCGGACCAGGCGGTCATTCCCCCGGATGTAAGCTAATCCGGGATCACCAAGGAGGAAACGAATCATGGCATACAACACGATTATGCTGAAAGGGGAAGGCCCCAATATCGAAGAGCTGGTGGCCAATGCGGCCATCACCCCGGGCATGCTCGTCGAGGAGATGAGCACTGGGAAAGTCCGGGCACACGCCGACGAGAACGGCAACGCTGCTTCCATGTGGGCACTGGAAGACGAACTCCAAGGCAAAGACATCACTGATGCCTATGCAGCCGACGACCTGGTACGGATCTGGCATCCCAAGAAGGGAGATCAGGTCTACGCCCTGTTGGCGGACGGTGAGAACGTAGCCCGGGGAGACTTCCTGGCTAGCAACGGCGATGGCTATCTGCAGAAGTTTGTGGGCGGTGATTCCGGCGCGGCTGAGGAACTGCCCCTGGAAATCGTGGCAAAGGCAAAAGAGGCTGTGAACCGCAGCACCAGTTCCGGTGGAGACACCAACGTGACCGGCCGCATCGTGGTCGAGGTGGTCTAAGGGACCCAAGGGAAAGGAGGAAACGGAATGAAAGCAAACATTGATGTCTTCGGCCCCGGCGGGTCCGTACAAGGCCCTCTGGCAGCTTATATCGCCGAGCAGGGCCGGATCAACCCGGCCTTCATGCGGCCCATCCTGGGCAGCGACGGCCATACGTACTTCACCGTCTATCAGGGCGGGGATCGCAAGGTGCCCGAGTCCTATCGGACCTTCCGGCGTGACGAACTTCAAGCCCTGGGCATTCAGACCTACGGCACCCTGCGGCGGGATGAGTGGAAGCAGCTGGACCAAGCAGTGCTGGCCGCGGCCCATATTCGCCTCGGTGGCATTCAGGACCTCCTCGATGCCAATCTGACCTATAACCTGGCCAATCCCATGGGCACGACCGTGTTGGAGCACCACACGATCAATGAGTCCAT